AAAAAACCAAGGATAAACCAGTTGTTAAAACCGGAATGCAAAATCTGAAACCTGCAAAATTTAAACCCAGTAAAAAAGCCAATCCAGACGACGAGGACGACTCCAATGTTCCCGCTTCCGCTTCCGTTTCCGCCAGTAAAAAAAATAAAAATAAACCTGCTGCCCAGGCAGTTAACGGCGATGATGAGGACGATGACGATGATGATGGATATGCCAAAATAAGTGGATCCAAAGGTAATCGCGTAGACTACGCGCAAACACTGGGCCAAGCATATGACAATTTGCAGAACATTATTGGAAAGGATGGCGTGAAGGGACTCACCACGCAAACCAAGGATTTAATGGAACAGCAAAAAGTACTCATGAATAACATGAAAGACATGGAACCGCTTATTAAAAGTGCCCAGGGATTTATGGACCAAATCATGGGCGGTGGTGGATTGGACGGTATATCAAAACTCTTTGATGGCAAATTGTTCGGAGCAATCGCTCCAACTATAGCAGCAAATGGGAAGGCCTTACAGGGTACAGCGGTTGATGAGAATGAATAAAGAATAAGTAAAAGATAATACTTATTCAAATGTGACAACCACTTCTACCATTTCTTTTTTTATACAACTACTCGCCAAGATAGATAACTCCTCTCTTCTTTTTCTTGTAGAGGCAGACGAGAGCGATAATAGATCATCATCTTTGCCGTCATCGGTATCATGGTCATTATCATCGACTCGGTTTGTCTGCGGTGATGATGATAAAGTTAACTCCAGTGCCATTTCTTCATCGTGTCTGCTGCTACTGCCAGGGCTAGTATGTTTACGTTTAGATATACTGTTTCGACTGTTCATGTCGTGTTCAATGTCACGATAGTTGGCTTCAATATAATGAATAACTTGGTTGTCAATCGCCCATTTAAAGAAATTAAGTTGCCCTACGGTTGTTTGTATGTACGAGTTGTTTAGATACGGAAAGGCAATTCGATCCCATCTGCAAAAAGGGTCGAACCGTTTTTTCGAATACGCTTTCAGGTTAAGTTTATAGTCAAGATACACCTTGAACCGTCTTTCCGGCTTGGATCCGTTTTCGGGAATAGTGTACACCGTATAATTCTTTTTAGCATAATTTGTCGAAAACCAATCAATGATTCGGAGAGAGATGGCGGATTCTCCATTGATTACATCCAACATGATTTTAAGCGGCTCGAAATCATTTCTTTTAAAAAAAGTCAAAAGCTTTGCAGTCAACAAATCATTCTGAGTGAGTGTTTTGGGATTGGGACAAATCGCGCACGTTGTCATAGTTCTAATTGTATTTTTATAATTCTATATGCCGAACTATAAAAAACATTTTAAATTGTTTTTTATAGTTTAAGAGCTTTGATAAACGAACCGAACCAAAATACAAAACAAAATAAATAATTATAATAGTTAGATAATAATAATTGAGGTATATAATATAAATAAATCAATAAATAAATCAATAAATGTCATTTACACGCTTTCACGATGACCCGGCTCGCATTGTTAAGAACCTTGAAATATCCACGTATGCCGGACGATATGCATTAGACTCGCCGGGAAATGGTGCAAACCCAGTTTACATGCAAGATCCACACATTCGCATGCAAAAATGGGGAGGGAATGCAATGACTGGCGCTACCGAGATCGAAAACAATTTATTCGGATTAACCCGAAATTTGAATCGCGATACGTTCGATAATTTGTATTGCGCTCCAGGTAAGGGTGTTCCGGCTCAAAGCACGACGATTCCTTCAAGAGATACCATGAACGCGTATACGGATCAAAGTCGCGTAACGCATCCGGCATGGTTATTAAGGGACCAGCAACAGCATCGTCCCGACTATCCGTTGTTTGATCCGCAAGAACATATTGCAATTCCGTTTCAGAATAATCTCAGCACCCGCATTTTAGAAAAAGATTATTTTGTACCAACGCTTCCCGCCGCAACCGCCATGACACATTCAACCGACGCAATGAGGCAGCATTCAAATACCGGAATGGGGATGGGGATGCGGATGCCATAAAAATATAAAAATATAAATAGCATATCAAAATAATAATAAAATAAAAATATTATAATACAGTATAATATAAACAATATAAACAACATACAACTACAATGAATTCTTCACAGATTAAGGTCACTGAAAAGTGCATTGATTCTCGTCCTCTCAATTTCTCTAGTTCGTCACTTGACTCAAAAAATTCTTCTATCAGTGTTGGAGGCGGATACAGCCAATCTGGCGGATGGAATGGAAATATTACGTATACCAAAAAATGGTAAAAAATTAACTATTCATATCAAAAAAATAAAATATAATATTATTTTTATTATTTAATATGAATTAAAAATCATTTTAAGTTTTACAGTTACTAATTAATTACTATTTGAAAATAAAAATAAAAGTTCAATGTCCAATTTTTCATCCCTGTATGGAAATGTTTGCAACTACAGTTTTTCAAATCGGTACAGTTCATTATTATGGTCGAGGTTTCAGCCTCCAGTATATGATACGGCCCAGTTCACGCCTGACGAAATCAGCGAACGCAGAAAGTGTGAAATACTAAAATATAAGCCAAACACAACCCAAAGTACAAAAAAACAACGGTTTGCCGCCGCGTCAAGGGGGTCGTTGTTGCGAAAAAAGGGGTTTGCTAGTCAAACCGATACACTGACAGATTCAAATACCGCGAATTTACCCGAAGTCAATGGCGTTTTGATTTGCCCATCATCAGAAAGGAAGTGCACGCTTACAAGTGAAAGCGACGTACCGGGACCGCCTAGGCTACTGTGTTTGCGCGATGAAGTTCCACTATACGGTAACACTCGTACATACGAATACAAGGCGGGTCAAGTGCTGCGATCGCGCATTCCAACTACCGCGCTTGGGTCTCCAAATAATGTCATTATTGTTGGAGGAAATAAGTCACTCGTCGTAACATGGATGCCACCAGACCAAGATGAAAATGGATTATACGGAGGTAGTGCATTAACTGGATACTTGATAGCATACTCAACCGACCGAACTAATTGGACGAATATTCCATCGACTTCTGCGTCTCTTGGTGGGTCGCAAACAGGCTACGTAGATGCGAACACCCTTACGTATACAATAAGTAACCTAAAAAATAATACGCTGTATTATGTAACAATATATTCTGTTACAACAAGCACCACGTCGACATTTCCTGCAATTTCATCCGGGAATACGTTTCTCATTCCGAGTAAGCCACTGAATTTTACTGTGAGCGGTGACACTACAGCGACAATTGTAACCAATCCCACCAATTTGACTAGCATTGATAAAACGAATATAATCGCAACGTGGTCGCCTCCGACATTTGATGGAGGAACGCCGATTACGTATTATGAAGTACAATATTCTCGAGATAAAATCACCTGGACCCCTATGATTGCGAGAATTGGATCCAGCGACTTAATTTACGATTCCGCAAAAAGGTTATTTACTTACCGATTCACCGGCCCCAACGACGACGGCATGAACACGCTAGCAATTGTTACAAAATCAACATACTATGTTCGGGTTCGTGCAAATAATATTGTAACCAGTGATGGTTATACGTCACCATATTCGGAAACGCTTTCCGCAAACACGTTGAATGTACCATCGTCGGTTACCGGGGTTACGCTAAGTTCTAGTAACTTGATTGGAACAATATTACTTGCATGGAATGCGCCAGTAAGCGATGGTGGAAACGAAATTCAAGCCTATAGTGTGTCGTACTATAAAACAACCGACCCGCTCAAACGTGTTATATCTTCCGGGTCAACCACGCTTACAAAATTCACGGTTTCCGGTCTTGACAGTGCCAACATATACTACACGTTTCTTATTTCAGCTTTAAATGGAACGTATACTTCGGTTCCGTATGAAATTACCGGTAGAGCAAATACTGTAGTCGGCAAACCAGTCGGTCTCAAAGTTGCGGTAACGAACGGACAATTCAACCTATCGTTTGTTATCGACGATGCTGGAGGATCAACCGTCACGTCATATAGTGTGCGCGTATCAAAATACACCGACCAGGGTCCTTGGGTTGGTTACGAGTATACAGCAACAAGTACGCAATCAGTGGGTGCGATCCAGTTGAACTTATCAACTTCTCCAATGGTATCGGGTAGTGTGCGACCTATATTCGAAACGAAAATACCGTATTATTTCAGAGTATCTGCCAGAAATTCGCTTTTTCCAACAAGGGAGGGGGTGGTTAGTACTCCGGATATATTAGGAAAAATTATTGTTATTCCCAATCCAATTACAAATATCGATATAACTATACTGTCTAGAAAGGTTACTACCATATCTCCATCAACCGGTCAATTTATTGAAACGGATGAGCAGTATCTTCTGCTTGAATGGTACTGGGTAAGTTTGAAGGGTGGAACAAAGACGAATGTGGTTAGCGATGATATTGGAGGAGACGACATATCGCATGTCGGATATATTTTGGAATATTCAGAAACAGCTGGAGATTTCAAAATATGGACCTTTTTCAATACAACTTCTAACCTGTTACGGGATAGGTCACTGGCATTTACTTATATTAAACCGGAGACAACTTATTATTTCAGAGTCTACGCGGTAAATAGCGCCGGGAGATCCAACGTATCTCTTGTAGAGACCGTAACTACCGGCTCATCCGCCACCAGTACAACCACTACCATTACCACTACGTAATAAGTAATAAGTTTGAGTGAGTATTATGAAATACGCTTATTCTGAATATCCGACGCGACAATATAAATCGAGTTCTCCGTAACAATAATGTACTCCGTCTCCACTTTAAATATTTTAGCGATCGGGCTGGTATACTCGTCCGCGCTTTTCACGAGAAGCTTTTCATTATTCTCTCGAACTCCAATGATGACACTCTTGTCAAGCGAGCTGGTCCAGTAGTCCAACATGATGGGTTTATCTTCGACGATCGCCAACTTAAAAACATGTTGCATGCATAGTTGGGTCGGGATACGATACGTCTCACCGCCAGTTTGAACGGTAGTTTGCTGCGCTTGCAACTGAGAAGAAGAAGAAGCGGAAGAAGAAGCGGAAGAAGACGCTGGTTGACTGGGTGGAGGCATCAGAAGTGGTTAGTTGTTAATATTTATGTTGGAATAATTGTATTTTTATAGTATAACATTTTTTTAATCTTTAAATACTTATTTACAGAATAAAAAATTTATTTTCGTATTCGCGTTTTTATATTTCATATTTCATTTCATTTCACTATATGATTTAGAATCCCATGTCATACGTCTCGCTGACTGAACCTAAATTCTTTGGAGTTGCAC